AGAGTATGATAAACAAGTAAAAAATCTTGGTAAACTATCCTTTGGTGTGATTAAAAACGAAGAAGCCGATATAGATAAATTTTGTAATAATGACTCTTGTGAAATCACACCATTGACTGGTGATAATGACGACCAAGAATACGCAAACTAAGGACTAACTGTTAATTTCTAAGATGATACAATTGGGGGATTGAAATATATCCCCCTTTTTATCAAAAAGTGCTTGTATTTGTCATAAAAAATAGTTATATTATCATATCGAAAATAGGGAAGTTATAATCTAAATGTATCAAAATATATGGACAGAAAAGCGTGGTGGTAATCAAGTAGAGGTTCACCTTTGGGATGACAAAGCTGGTTATCAAAACTTTATATTTAAGAATTATGCTTATGTCAAAGATGGTGGTGGTCAATATCAATCCATCTATGGGGACAAACTAAAAAAGGTTACTTATTGGACAGAAGAAGACTTCACTACTGGTCGTGTATTTGAATCCGACATACCATTGGACACCAGAATACTTATTGATAGATATCCTGATTCTGATGATCAATCTGTAGACCATCGTATTTTGTATTATGATATTGAGGTAGAGGTTACCGATGGTTTTCCAGAACCAGCACAGGCTCCAAATAAGATTACATCCATAGCATTCCAAACATCACACGATGATAAGTCTTATGTTTATATCTTGGGTGATAGGAAAGATGAACAAAAGAGTGGTGCTTTGGTTAGGTTTTTTAAGAATGAGGCTGATCTACTTCAAGAGTTTTTAAGGTTTTGGATTGATTTGAAACCTACGATCATAAGTGGTTGGAATATAGATCAATTTGACACACCTTATTTATATAATAGAATTACAAAAGTATTTAATGAAGATTTTGCCAATGCTCTGTCTCCTATCCAACAGGTAAGATATAATCAGAATAAGAAGAAGTATAGGATTGCTGGTGTTAGTAGTTTGGATTATATCGAGTTATATAGAAAATTTACATTTGTTCAAAGATCAAGTTATCGTTTAGATTATATCGGTCAAATAGAAGTCAATATGGGTAAGGTTGAGTATGAGGGTACGCTTGATCAGTTATTAGAAAAGGATATTGATAAATTTATTGAATACAACTTAGTTGATGTAAAGATAGTTGTGGCATTGGAAAAGAAATTAAAATTAATTGATTTAGCTCAAGGTGTAGCTCATTTGGGTAGGATTCCTTATGAAGAGGTTTACTTTAGTTCTCGTTATATTGAAGGTGCTATGTTGACTTATTTGAGAAAACTCAACTTAGTTGCTCCAAGTAAAAGACATGATGCCAGTTATGATGATTCTGCTGGTAGGTTTAGTGGTGCTTATGTAAAAGATCCCAAATCAGGTAGATACGAGTGGGTTTATGATTTAGATTTAACATCTATGTATCCATCAACCATTATGACTCTGAACATATCACCCGAGACTAAGATTGGTAAACTTGCTGGTTGGGATGCAGAACAATTTATAAGAGAAGAACAAAAGAGTTATTCATTCTATCGTGGTAAAAAGAAAGTTCGTACATTCTCTACGGGTGAGTTAAAGGATTTCTTCAACAAGAATGAAGTATCAGTTGCTTCTAATGGTGTGGTTTATGACAAATCAAAACGAGGTATTATCCCAGCGATATTGGAGAAGTGGTTTGATGAAAGGGTTGAGTATAAGAATCTATCCAAGAAGTATGGTAAAGAGGGTAATGATGAATTACATGGTTATTTTAATCGTAGACAATATGTTCAGAAGATTCTTTTAAATAGTTTCTATGGTGTACTTGGTCTTACGGTATTTAGATTCTATGATATTGATAATGCCGAGGCTACCACCACCACAGGTGTTAAGTTGATTCAGTTCACAGAGAAGGTAACCAATAGTTATTATAATAAAATTTTAGGTACTAATGAGGATTACTGTATTTACACCGATACCGATTCAGTTTTCTATTCAGCACTACCGTTGGTTGAGAAGAGATATCCTGATGCTGATGTCAAGGATGATAAGTTTATGACGGAGCAGATACTTAATATTGCTTCAGAGGTGCAGGATTATATCAACAAGTCTTATGTTTACTTTGCTAAGAAATTCTTAAATATAGGGGGTGAACATAGGTTCGACATTAAACAAGAGGTTATTGCTAAGTCTGCCTTTTGGGTTACCAAGAAGAGATATGGTCAATGGATTATTAACGATGGTGGCTTGGAGTGTGAGAAGTTGGATGTAAAAGGATTGGATATTGTCAGAAGTTCATTCCCACCAGCATTTCGTGATTTTATGACAAAGGTATTGAAGGCTATCCTACATAATATTGATAAAAGTAGGATAGATGAGTTTATATTAGATTTTAAAAAGAGTTTGGACAAACATGAGATAGATACTATTGCTCTACCGAGTGGTGTAAAGGGTGTGAAGAAGTACAAAGGTACGAAGAGTAAGAAGAACATATTCTCACAGACCAAGAGTGGTACACCAGCTCATGTAAAGGCTTCCTTGGCATATAATGATCTGTTGGTTCATTTCAAGGCTAATCACCTTGAACCGATTAGAAATGCCAGCAAGATTAAGTGGGTTTATCTAAAGAATAACCCACTTCAATTAGATGCTTTGGCTTATAAGGGATACGATGATCCTAAAGAAGTTATAGATTTTATTGCTCAATATATTGATAGAGATAAGATTTTCAATAGAGCACTAAATAAAAAAATACAAATGTTCTACGATGCTTTGACATGGGATATGCCCGTGGATAAGGTTAATAGCATAGAACGATTCTTTTAACATAAACAGGAGATGTAATGAATAAAATAACGCTAAACACATTCATTCAGAAGTACAACCTTGGTGGAAATGTAAATTCCGTCAAGTGGACTTCCGATGGAACAAAACTTTCAACAAGATTTATATCAGGTGATAAGTCTTTGTTGGGTGTTCTTGAATTAGATAAACAAAGCCTGCCTACTTTTGAAGTTGGTGTATATGATACTGCACAATTACAAAAGATGTTAGGTGTATTGTTTGATAACATAGATTTAACTCTTACAGAAGTAGAGGGTAATCCGGTAGCATTTAGTATTAAAGATGCTAAGAAAAACATTTCATATGTACTGGCTGCTCTTGGTGTGATACCAGATGTTCCTGAGATGAAAACATTACCGACATTTGATACATTGGTAACTTTGGATGCTGAAATGATTGATTCATTTGTAAAGGGTAGTAGTGCCTTAGGTGATGTTGATCACTTCACTATAAAACCTACGAGTGATGGTGTTGAGTTTGTCATCGGTTATTCTGATATGAATTCAAATCGTATTAGTATGGGTGTGAAAAGTAGTGCTGTTAATATGGATAATGAAATGCATTTTAATGGTAAACTTTTTAGTCAAATACTTAGTTGTAACAGAGAGTGTTCAAAGGCTGAGGTACAGATTGCTAACACGGGTTTAGCTTATGTTGAGTTCAAAGTCGATGATTTTGTTGCGAAGTATTGGTTAGTAGCACAACAGGTATAGTATGAGTTCACACGGATTATGGGTTGAGAAATACCGACCACAAGATTTATCAACATACGTTGGTAATGAAAATCTTAAAACAAAAGTAGAGAGGTTCTTAGATGATGGAAATGTACCACATTTACTTCTATATGGCAGAGCTGGCGGTGGAAAGACCACACTTGCTAAAATTATTGTTAATCATGTTGATTGTGATTACCTCTACATTAATGCTTCGGATGAACGAAACATAGACTTAGTAAGAGACAAGCTCAAGACATTCGCTTCAACCGTTGGTTTTAAATCAACAAAGGTGGTGATATTGGATGAGGCAGATTACTTAAATCCAAACTCTGCTCAACCAGCATTGAGAAACCTTATGGAGACTTTTTCTGCTCATTGTCGATTCATCTTGACTTGTAATTATGTAGAAAAATTAATTGAACCAATTCAAAGTAGATGTCAAACTCACAAGATAGAACCACCGAGTAAGAAAGAAGTTGCTATACACTCTAAGAAAATCTTAGAACAAGAACAGATAACTTTTGACTTGGATGATTTGGGTGCTGTTGTAAAGGCATGTTATCCTGATATGAGAAAGGTTATTAATGAACTACAAAGGATGTCTATTGATGGTAAGTTGAGTATAGACAAGGATGGTTTGATTACCAATACTTTTAAAGATTCATTAATTGAATCTATTAAGAATGGAGAGAGTATATCTGCTATTCGTAAAATGGTTGCGGATAGTAATTTCACAGAGTACACCGAACTGTACAGACTTCTGTATGATGAGGTTGAGAGTTTTGGTGTAGAGAAGATGCCGGAGATCATAGCCGATATATCTAAGGGTTCGTATCAGGATGTGTTGGTTGTGGATAAAGAGATAAACTTTATCGCCACGGTATCAAGAATTCTTGGGAGAATATAATGAATATGAAACCACAAAAACCAATACCACAACCCAAAGGTCAACCACAGATTGATATAAAAAATGGCACAACCATGAGGTGTGAGAAGTGTAATAATCCTATCTTTATACAAGGGTATGTGATTAAGAAAGTATCAGCATTGGTATCACCTACGGGTCAAGAAGTTATAGCACCTGTTCAAGTTTTCAATTGTGGAAACTGTGGACATATGTTGGACTTAGGTGGGGGAATGGATGAACTTATTTAGTTGGATAAGTGAACTTTTTGTCGGTAAACGAGATTGGAATACTTTCTCTGATGCCGACAAGAAGACATTTTCACCATTTATGATAATTCGTTATTTGAGTATGGGTAAGGATTTCCTACCATTAGTTAATCACATGCAGAATTATGTTATCGAAGATATGCCACACAAAGCTGTTTATCAGTTTTGGTGTGGTGTGTTACCTAAGAAGAAAACATATCTAAAATACATCAAGGGTAAGAAGGATAAGTATAACAAAGAGGTTCTTGATTATTTAGTCAAATACTTTGAGGTCAGTAGACTACAGGCATCAGAGTATATTGGACTATTAAGTAAAGAAAACTTAATTAATATATTAAAGGAATATGGTAAAACAGATAAAGAAATAAAGAAGTTGATTAGATGAACAAATTATTAATGGCAATATTATTTTCAGCATGTGGTCAAATCATATCATGGTTTCACATGCAAGGTCAGTTTAAATACGAATGGGCTAGAAGTTGGTGGTGGATTATTCTAGGTGGAATACCAATCAGTATATTCTTTTATTTTAGCACCAGATGGATGTATGAATACTTTGGAAACTATTGGTATGTACGTCCAATTGGTTTTGGGTTATCCACATTTATATTTGGTTCATTAACATGGTTGATATTACATGAAATACCTGATACAAAAACAATAATAAGCTTGCTTTTGGGTGTTATTATTGTTATATTACAACTGTCAAAATAGGAATATAATTATGAATATAAAAGAAACAGATTTAACCACATCAAAGTCATCGGATGAGATCATATCTCAGATGGAAACAGAGTGGCCTTTGATGACCAAAGAGTTTAAAAAATTACAGAGGGAACAATATGAGTTGTTTCTTCATAAACAACATGATTACGGTCCAGGTAATATATCGGTTGGTACACAACTACAGACGCCTGAAGAGGTCAAGTTATCTCTAACTGGTCTTTGGTTTCGTATGAATGATAAATTACAAAGAGTGAAAACTCTACTGATGAACAACAGAGAGTCAGCTGTAAAAGATGAACCATTAGAAGATGCTTACTTAGATGTGAGTAACTACGGTATCATGGCTACGATTGTTAAAAAAGGATTATGGGGTAAGTAATTGAAATCATTATCACATTCACAGTTCAGCGCTTACAACGAGTGTAATCTAAAGTGGAAGTTAAGATACATAGATAAGCTCAGTAAGTCAAGTGGTAGCATACACACGATATTCGGTTCTGCTATGCACACCACGATACAGGCTTATCTAACAGAGATGTACGGTACTTCCATCGTGGCTGCCGAGGCTCTGAACTTAGAGGATATGTTGAAGACCGAGATGGTCAAGGAGTTCACACAGATACGAGAGAAGCATAATGTTGATGTGTGTAATCAGAAAGACCTCACGGAGTTCTACGAGGATGGTGTGGCTATCATAGATCACTTTAAGAAACATCGTGGTAAATACTTTATGAAGAAGAACTACGAGTTGGTTGGTATTGAGCTACCTATCTTTATGAAGTTACAGGAAGGCGTGGAGTTCAGAAGTTATCTCGATGTGGTGATTAGGAATAAGATTAGTGGTGCTATCAAGATAATTGATCTAAAGACATCCACTCGTAGTTGGACAGACTTTCACAAGAAGAATTTCTATAAGACATCTCAGTTAGTTCTGTACAAACAAAAGTATTCAGAGGCATATGGCATACCATTGGATAAGATAACCGTGGAGTTCCTAATACTAAAGAGAAAGATTGCTAAGAATAGTGATTTCCCTATTAGTAGACTTCAAAGGTTTGAACCTGCTAATGGTAAACCAACTGTAAATAAAGTAGACAAGGCTTTCACAGAGTTCCGTGAATTGATACTTGATTCCAAAGGAGATTATAAAACTGATAGAAACTACAATGCCTCACCAGGTAGGGCTTGTACATTCTGTGAGTTTTTAAACACGGAGCATTGTAAATGGGGAAAGAAACTTTAAAAGTAGGTATAATTGGTTGTCGAGATTATGAAAATCGACAGAAGATCAAGAAGTTTATATTCAAGTTAAAGAACGAGAAAGGAGCCGACACGGTTATAGTTGGAAATGGAAAATATAATGTTGGTAATTATATTAAGAAATATGCCTTAGAATTTGGATTACAATATCAGGACTTTCCACCATTTCATGATAATTGGAATATTTACTGCCCAAAAAACAAAACAGATTATGGTAAACCATACAATGCTAAAAATTACTTTGCTAGGAACAAGATAATAGCTGTTTATTCAGAATACACTATCGCATTTATTCCAAGAGGTGTTAAGTCTTTACATGCTATATCTACTATCAATTATGCAAAAAAGTTTGGAAAAAAAACACTCGTTATAGATTAAATATATATATTTATGTATATATGAAAGAAGAAATAAAATTAACATCGGTGAAGGTCATAAAACACCTTTACGAATCATTTAGGACAAAAACAGTAAATTCAGATATGAATCTACAAAGATTAGTAAATAGAGCACTACATCAATATTTGTACGAGCCTGAAATTAGAGATCAAATAGAAACATACGATAAATTACACACAAGTGGGAGTCAATTTTGAGAAGTTTATTATACAAAGCATTGGAAAGTTATCTACGAGGTAATATAGATAAGCATGTTGCAAATGTAAAACTACACGCCGAAGCAGCAGTTGGTGTGGCTGAACATTCCGATCATATCGAAACGATAGACAAGGAGTTGGGAAAGATAGCTGAGTTTGAGGATAGGCTTGAGGTTCTGAAAAAGCATTTTAAAGAAACTAAAGAAGTTTTGTAACAAAGGGTAAACGGTTATATGAAGAAGAAAAAAATATTATTACTATCTGATGATCTAAGGATGCATAGTGGGATTGCCACGGTATCCAAGGATATCGTGATGGAAACATTGAATGAATATGATTGGGTTCAACTAGCTGGTGCTATCAAACATCCTGACAAAGGTAAGGTGTTTGATATGTCAAGTGGGCTTGATGAGTATAACATAAAAGATGGTTATCTAAAGGTTTATCCTGTTGATGGATATGGTGATGAGGGTATTTTAAGGGAAGTTATGGAATTAGAAAAGCCTGATGCCATACTTCATTATACAGATCCAAGATTTTGGATTTGGTTATATAAGATGGAAGCAGAGATCAGAAGAGATATACCTATATTCTATTATAATATATGGGATGATCTACCAGATCCACAGTATAATACAGATTATTATAAGAGTTCTGATCTACTGATGTCGATATCAAAACAGACCTATGGTATTAATAACAGATTGTTGCCTGAGTATGAAGATTGGCAAACCACTTATGTGCCACATGGCATTTCTCCTCGTAGATTTAGTAAGATTGAAGATAGTGATGAAAAATTAATCAAGTTTAATGAAAAGTTTGGTTTAAAAAATAAGACATTCAGAGTTCTGTATAGTAACAGAAATATTCGTAGAAAAATGCCAGGTGATGTTGCTTTAGCATTTAAATATTTCGTAGAAGGGTTACCTCAAGAAGAAAGAGATAATTGTGTATTAATATTTCATTGTTCTCCAAGTGATCCTAATGGAACTGATCTACCAAGATTATGTAGACATTTGATGCCTGAGTGTAATGTTGCTTTTACTTATACGATAAATGATGGTCAACCATTTCATGATGGTATGATGAATAGATTATTCAATTCAGCTGATGTATATGTCAATATGGCTTCCAACGAGGGATTCGGATTAGGTAGTGCTGAAGCACTTACTGTTGGTACACCGATTATTGTGAACATGACAGGTGGAATGCAAGATCAATGTGGTATAAGAGATGATGAAGGAAATTTATTAACGCCAGATGATTATATTGAACTCGGTAGTAATCACAGAGGTAAGTATAAGACTCATGGTGAATGGGTAAAACCTGTGTATCCAGCGTCAATATCTCTACAAGGTTCACCACCAACGCCATATATTTGGGACGATAGATGTAATCCTGAGGATGTGGCTGTAAATCTAAGAGAGTTTTATGACATGGGTAGAGAAGAGAGGAAGAGACTAGGTGCTTTAGGTACAGAGTTCTGTAAAGAAAACCAAATGACTTCTGAGGCTATGGGACAAAACTTTATTGACTCCATGAATGGAGCATTTGATAAATGGAAACCAAGAAAACGATATACTGTGGAGAAGGTATGAAGAAACAAGTTTTAATGTGTGCACCATTTAACACCCGTAGTGGTTATGGTGATCATGCTAGATCAATATTTTATTCAATAATGGATAGGGAAGATTTGGAGATTAAATGTGTTGATGTTCGCTGGGGTAGCACTCCAAGAAATCATCTTGATGCTAATAATCCTAAGCATAAAAAGTTACTCGATACATTCATCGATGGTAAGAACATAAAACAACCTGATGTGTACATTGATATCAGAATACCAAATGAATTTCAAACTCCTGCTAGGTTTAATATAGGAATTACTGCTGGTGTTGAGGCTGATATATGTTCAGCTGAATTTGTGATGGGATGCAATAAGATGGATTTAAGCATAGTAACATCTGAATTTACAAAACAAACATTTATGAGGTCAATATATGATAAAGTCAATGATAAAACCAAACAACCTGAAGGAGTCGTTCAGATTTCCAAACCTATGGAAGTTCTGTCAGAGGGTATTGATACTGATATTTATAAACCTATACTTGATCTTGGCAGAAGTGACGATCCGTTTAAGAAACAAATTTATGATTTAATCAAAGAGAACTTTGTTTATTTATTTGTAGGTCAATGGGGTAAGGGTGGTTATGGTGAGGATAGAAAAAATATATCTGTTATGATAAAAACTTTCTTACAAGCCTTTTCTAACTTTCCTAATCCACCAGCTTTGTTATTGAAAACCAATGGTGCTGATTTCTCCATATTGGACAGAAAAGAAACTGTTGATAAGATACGAAAGATAAGAGATCAGTTCAAAGGATTAGATTCTTTACCTAATATCTATTTACTACATGGTGATCTAACAATTGAACAGATGGCATTGTTATATAACTTACCTAAGATTAAGGCTATGATAAGCTGTACTCACGGTGAGGGTTTTGGTAGACCATTGGCTGAAGCCACATGTTGTGATCTACCGGTTATTGCTAGTAATTGGAGTGGTCAGTTAGATTTCTTAAATCCAAAACAATCCGTAATGATTGAAGGTGAGTTAAAACCTATACCCGATAGTTTAATATGGGAGCCAATTATTGTAAAACCTGGTAAATGGTTTAATGTTAACGAAACCGATGTCGTTGTAAAATTAAGGTCATTTTATAAAAATCATAAATCTATAAAGACTAACGCTAAAAAACTTGGTTTGTGGAATAGGTCTAAATTTTCTTTAGATGCCATGGCAAATAAATTTAATGGTATATTGAATAAGGTATTTGAATCTTTAGAAAATCAACCACAACCAATGTCATTAAAATTACCGAAATTAACAAAAGCTGGTAATAAACCTAAAGATTCCAAACCTGCTACCATTAAACTTCCTAAACTAAAGAAGGTGACCTGATGTTCTTAGAGGTTCAATGCCCAAATGACTCAAAAAAATGTCTCGTATCTGATGGTGAAATAAAAGAATCATTAATTTTATTAGGAGATGATGAGCAGAATATGCAGTGTACCCAATGTGGTTATGCTTCCAATAAAGATTACAAGGATAAGATGGTTGAGTTTCCTGAGGATTTTCAATCTGTCTGTAAGGAGATAAATGGAAGATGGTGGATGCCTGCTGTGTATCAAACTCAAAACTATATTGTAGTTCCAGCAATTGAGGAAGAGAAACTCGTATGGATTATCAGAACCCGTATGGACACCAAGGCTACAGAAGTTACAATGCCTACTTTTTACGATGCCTACGCTATACTACAGATCATGGAAACTAAGAATGCCCAATTATCGCAACAAGAGTAAGATAGTAAAGAGAGAAGAACTCATACCACCTGGTAAGTTAGAAGAGGGTATGATCATAACCTTTCGATACAACGGTGGTAGTGATAAGACACCTGTAGTTCTTGTAATATACTATGATAGAAAGACGAAGTTTATAGAGGGTATAAATTTAAACTACATAACCATTAGTAGAGTCGGTAGGTTGGTTGAACTCATGGGTGATGCAAAGGTCGGTATAGACAAGGATGAGATGATTGAAGAATTTGAAAAAGACATAACAAGAATTCAGTTGTCAGCTAAAAAAAGAAAAGATAACATGACACCACAAAAGTTTTACAAAGATGTTGTAAAGGGTGATTCTATAATAAAGAAAGCATATAGAAGTTATTATCTAACTAAGATGGGTTCACTAAAAGCCGTTGATTTAAAAGAAAATCTATTGGGATGAAGATAAGTTATTCTATACTGGTTCATAACGAGGATAAGACCTTAGAGAAGTTGTTGAAGTTCTTGGTAAAGTGGAAAGATCCTAACGATGAGATCGTCATACTTGATGATTATTCAGATAACGAAAAGACGAGGGCTATCTTAGATTTCTATGTATCTGCTCATAACATAGTATACGAGCAGAGAAGTCTACAAGGGGATTTTGCTTCACAGAAAAATTATTTAAAATCAATGGGTAGTGGGGACTACAGTTTCAACATTGACGCTGATGAGATGATAAGCCTTTGGATGATTAAAAATGTTCATGAGATTATCGCTGGTAATGAGGGTATAGATTTAATTTTATTGCCAAGGATAAATACCGTAGAGGGAATAACAGAAGAACATTGTAGAATGTACGGATATAAAGTTAATCAAGAGGGTTGGATAAACTTTCCTGATTGGCAAGGTAGGATATTTCGTAATCGACCAAATATCAGATGGCAGTTCAAAGTACACGAACAGATAACAGGATATAAAACATACGCTACTTTACCAATAGATAAACCATTCTGTATGTTACATCCAAAGACAATAGAAAAACAGGTGGAACAGAATAAATTTTATAACGAAGATATAAGTGGAATAAAAAGATGAAAGTAGCTGTATTTTGGGATTCGGCAATTAACATAGATTCTTATTATGTGAAAGATGGAGAGGCTTATAGTTATTGGACAGACAAACCATATAACTTTCATCATTCAATTTCATCAAAATGTTTTCCTGTGATACACAATTATCAATGGTTTGGTGAAGGTAGTAGTTTCTTAGCATTGAGTGATTGGGTTGACAAAGGTTTAGAATTTCCTAAATTAGATGTTGATTTAATATTTTATGCATGTGAGAGACAAGGATTAGATGATTCTACTTATGATGATTATAGTGTGGAGAAGATAAGAAAAAGTTATCCAAATGCTAAAATCATAGGATCATTAAAAGAGGTTAATGTTAAACCACATAGGGTTCAGAATAGATATAGATTTTTAAAATCATGTGATGATCTACATGCTGAGTCTCCAAAGAATGAGGAGACAATGAAGGTTTTTGGTCCTATAGAAGATCATACTGGCATGGATATAAAGTTTTTTAAACAACCTCAGAATATTGATTACTATTATGAAAACTTTTACTCTGATGAAAAAATCAATGGTATCTATGCTTACATACCAAATCCAATACATCGTAGGGGTAGAACTTATGAGTTTGCTAATTACATTGGTGACAAGTATAATTTACCCGTTAAGACTAAACCATTGAAAGATGGTCAAGACTTTGCTCACCTTGGTCACAAAGAATTTATAGAATTATGGAGCCCGTATTTATATCATTTTAATTTAGATCCTACAACAATACATCCTGGCACACAAATTGTTCAAGTTGCTATGGTTGGTTCTATTAACATTGGTGGATTGAATCATCATCATCAAATATATTATCCTGAAACGGCAACTATTGATGAGGATATTCTTGAAAAGAAAATGGTAGAGTATATAAACAATCCAAAAAAGAGATTTGATGTTATTAAAAATGCGTGGGAAAAGGTAAATCAACTTAACAGTTTTACTGCTATTCAGAATCACATGCAACAATGTTGGGGAAATGTATAATGGATGTATTATTTATAAATCCTGGTAGTGCAAAAGATGTATATCAAGGTCTTTCAACTGATTATGCCGGAATAGGAACACCGTATTGGGTGTTGTTACTTTCACAATCTTGTAGATCACAAGGATATGAAGTCGGTGTGTTGGATATACTAGCAGAAAAACTTTTACGAGAAAAAGCTGTTGAAAAAATAAAAGAAATGAATCCACGATTAATTACATTTTGTGTTTATGGTGAAAATGTAAATTCAGGCACAACACAGATGAGTGGTGCTGTTCCATTGGCAAATCTTTTAAAAGAAAGTGGAGTTGACATACCAATATCATTTGTAGGTTCACATGTTCAGGCACTACCTTACAAAGTATTGGATGAAGAACCAAATATTGATATTATATTTACCAATGAGGGTGTGTATTCTCTTTGGAATATTTTAAAATTAAATGATTTGAAAGACCTTGATCAGTTAGAGACTATAAAAGGTATAGGTTTTATTAAAGATAATAAGCCATTTTTAACCAAGCCTGAAAAGATAGTTCCTAATGAGAGGATGGATTTAGATTTGCCAGGTTACGCTTGGGATTTATTACCATATAATGAAAAACCATTTGATTTATATCGTTCACCAATGTGGCATGCTGAGTACGATCATGATAAGAGAACTCCATATGCTGCTCTTTACACTTCATTGGGGTGTGTATTTCAATGTAAATTTTGTATGATAAATATATTAAATAGGGATGACTTGGAAGAAACTGGTGTTGCCGGTAATTACAACAAGATGAGATTTTGGTCGCCTGAATTTATAATCAAGGAATTTGACAAGTTAGTTGAAATGGGTGTTAAAACTATTAGAATAGCCGATGAGATGTTTTTGTTTAATAAAAAATATTATTTGCCACTAATTAAGTTATTGGGTGATAGGGACTATTCAGATGATTTAATAATGTGGACATATTCAAGAGTTGACACAATAAGCAAACCTGATATATTAAAGTTAGTAAGAAAAGCTGGTATCAGATGGTTATGTCTTGGTATCGAAAGTGCTGATAGAAATGTTAGATTAGAGATATCTAAGGGTAAGTTTAAAGATGTCGATATAGTTGATGTTGTGAAACGAATAGAAGATGCTGGTATCAATGTAATGGCAAATTATATGTTTGGTTTGCCAGGAGATACTCATGAGACAATGAGAAAAACATTAGATTTGAGTAAGGAATTATGTTCTATGGCTTGGAATGCGTATGCCGCTATGCCACTTCCTGGTAGTGCTTTGTACAAAGAGGCTGTTGAGGCTGGCATTGAAATGCCAGAAGATTATGCTGGTTATTCCTTTCATGCCTATACTACAAAACCATTACCAACCGATGAGTTATCACCTGAAGAAATATTAAAATTCAGAGATGAGGCTTACTTAGAATTTCATACATATGAACCTTTTTTAAATAAAGTCAGAGAAAAATATGGTGATCTAGCGGCTGATAATATTTTAGAAAATACAAAGATAAAATTAAAAAGAAAAATACTTGGAGATTAAATGAACTTACCATCAAATTTTGTCAAACAAACATATGATTTGAGAAATGAAAAAGGTTATGCTACTGCTGATACTTTTTTTCTGAATAGATTAATCGAATTGATTAAAGAATATAAAATTACTACGATAGTGGAGGCTGGTGTGTTTCATGGAAGATCAACCGTTGAAATGAGTTATTTAGTTGATGAGGTTATAGGTATAGATATATTTTCTAAAATGTTAGAAATAACGGCTTTAAGAATGGCAAAAAATTCAAGAAAAAACTACAAATTATATCATGGAAATTCACCTGAGGTTTTATCTGAATTGACTAAAGAAATAGATAACGATCATACGATATTTTTTTTAGATGCACATATGAGTGCTGAGGGTATGGGTAGTGAAGAAAAGGCTTACTGGCCTATAATAGATGAAATCAAAAAATTACCAAGAAAGAAAGGTATTATTGTGCTTCATGACATTTATGTGCCAAACTATGGTGATTTAAAATTGACAAATCCTCAAAGATTGGGTTATGATACATACATTGTAAATGAAGTAAGACAAAGGTTTGATTATGAGTTTATTGAGGAGGCATTAACAGAGTGGAGTTCAGATCATCGAGTTGAATATAATAGTGGAGATAAAACAAACGCTGATCAACGAGGAATAGCCTATATATTCCCAACAAAGAATTAGGAGATTATTGTGAATAATTTAGAATTACAAAAAATATCAAAATCGGTTAGAAAAAGAATTTTTAATTTTAAGACAAAGACAGGCATAGGACATTTAGCAAGTTGTTTATCTAATGTGGATATATTGGTGTCACTATATAATGATGATGATACTTTATTTAATCATGAAGAGGACATAATGATATTCAGTAAAGCTCATGGTTCACCAGCAGTATATCCAATATTAGTAGATTTAGGATACTTTGATGAGTCGGAACTAAAAAAATATTGTACACCAGAGGGTATACTAAGATTACATTCTGATTGGACAATTCCTGGTTGTTATCATGTAGGTGGTTCTTTGGGTAATAATATTGGTTATGCATCAGGTTTAGCTTATGGTAGTGAAAAGAATGTTTATGTAATGCTAGGTGATGCTGAACTTTACGAAGGTTCTGTGTGGGAAACTCTTATGTTTATTGCTCATCATAATTTAAAAAATATAAGATTAATTGTTGACAGGAATCAATTAGGTATTTTAGGACATACAGAGGAATTATTAAAAATAGAACCATTGGAAGAAAAATTTAAAAGTTTTGGTTTTGATGTTAATGTTGTTGATGGGCATAATTTTGATGACATGAAGAGAGTATTTTCTGAATCAAATGATAAACCAGAAGTGGTAATAGCAAATACGGTTAAAGGAAAGGGTGTTAGTTACATGGAAGATGTTTGGCAGTATCATACGATAATACCAAAAAAAGAAAAGGATATTAAAATCGGATTAGAGGAGTTGTCATGACACAGAGAGATACTTTTATAGACGATCTATTTAAGATAGCAAAAGAGGATAAAGATGTTATTATGCTTAGTGTTGATATGGGAGCAGCTGCTTTAGATCAATGGAGAGATGAGTTACCAAAACAATTTTTTGCTACAGGAATATCAGAACAACATACAATAAACTTTGCTGCTGGATTATCTGCACAAGGTAAGAAGGTATATGTTTACTTTATGGGAGCTTGGGTTGCTAGATGTTTTGAGCAGATTAGATACTCGTGTGCCATGGGTAACAATCCAATTACTATTTTAGGGTGTGGTGTTGGTTTAGGTTATATGCCAGCTGGTCCTGCTCATGCTCCAACTGATGATATATCATATATGAGATCATTATTGAATATAGAAATTTATACACCACATAACATAGATTTGACTAAACAGTTGGTAAAAAAATCTTATGAAGAAAGTACGCTAAAATATATTCGTTTAGAGAGAAACTATGACGTAAGATTTGATTCCGATACATCTGTTGGTGATGGTATTTTATTAGAAAAACCTGGTTTATGGAATAATCCAAATACCAAAGATAAACCTAAGATAGCATTGGTTTCATTCGGTTATATATTAGGTAGGTGTTTAGATGTTTGGGAGAAACTACAAAGTGAAAACTATGAAATAAGTTTATATAATTTATACAGAGCTAAACCAAATCCAATAAAAGATCACACCTTTGATGAGTATACACACATAGTATCTGTTGAAGAACAGACTCTATCAGGTGGAGTGGGTTCGGTTATATTGGAAGGTTTATCAGATCATGGAACTTCACAGAAAGTTTTAAGGTTAGGTTTACCAGAAAGATATATCTTTGAAAATGGAAACAGAGATTACCATTTACAGAATAATGATTTGTCCATTGAAAGTATAACATCTAAGATAAAGGACTTTGTTGATGCTTAATTATGTGCTAGAACTAAAGGAAAGAGAAACTCTATATGATGATATTCGTAGGGAGTGTGATGTTACCTTTGATGCTGGCATTTACATTGAATTGGGTATGACAACGCCTCAAAAAAATATATTAAAAATACTTTTTGAAAATTATATTATAAAAACATTAGAATCTTATTATGAAAAAAATTTTGAAACGAATGACCTTTTAATAAGATACAGAGATGAAATCTTAGGTCTACCAAACAGAACACCTAATGGAGCTTTTTATCCTAAAGTTGAAAACATAAAAGAGTATAATGAAATACAAAGTTTTGTAAATGATATTTTAGTAGATACTAAGTTAGTAGATCAATTTGAATCATTTGATCTTGCTACGGTGAGGATAGTAGATGGCAAAGTTACGGATATGGACTCAAGACCATCGGCAACATCAAGATTACATTCTGATGCTTGGGCAGGACATGCTGGTGATGCTATATTGACAATTGGAGTCTTAGGTGATGAGACAACATCATTGGAGTTTAATAAAACTGTCGGTAAAGTATCGTCAACATTTTTTGAAACGCAAGATGACTATGAGGGTGGATTAAAAACATTTGAAAATTATGATCACATTAGTGATTTAGATTTTGATACAATTACAATATTTGATCATGCGTGTTTACATAGAACATTAAAAAATAATGGTGGGTTAAGAGTATCTCTTGATGTTGGACTTAAATTAAAATCATCAGATGGTTTAAAAAAGACTAAAAATGATGGTAGGAAAATGTCGAGGATTGAAATTAAAGATATTTTAAAAATAGGAAAAGAGACATTTGTTGAGGCTACTGAAACATTGGAGGAATGTTATAAAAGATTTAAAAATGATAAGTATGATGGAGTACCAACATCTTATATTCACGACACAATAAAAATAGGATAAAGTTATGGGATTTTCTTGGCAATTAATAAACGATAGTATAACCGAAGGTGATAAAAAGGCATTAACTGATTTTATCAATACACCTAATCAAAGATTTACACAAGGATCTAAAGTTAGAGAATTTGAAGATGCTTGGAGTAATTATGTAGGATGTCAACATAGTGTGTTTGTAAACTCAGGTGCTTCTGCTAACTATATCATGGCTTCCATTATGAAAGAGGAGAAAGGGCTCGGTGAGGTTATTGTTTCTCCATTAGGTTGGGTAAGTGATGTAGCGCCATTGGTTAACTTAGGATTTACACCTGTATTTGTTGATGTCAGTATGGAGAATATGTCAATTACATTAGATAATATAAAGAAAGCCGTAACTGATAAAACTGTTGGTGTGTCCTTAGTTCATGTTCTTGGTTTTGCTGCTGTCACGGATGAGATGGTTGAGTTCTGTGAAGAGAATGATTTATTTTTTATTGAAGACTGCTGTGAGTCACATGGTGCAACTTACAAAGGTACACAGGTAGGTAACTTTGGTGATGTGTCTAACTTTTCATTTTACTTTGGTCATCACATTACCACCATAGAGGGTGGTATGGTTTGTACCAATGATGAAAAACTATATGATCAAGCTAAATTATTCAGATCACATGGAATGACAAGAGAAGCTTCTGTTCAAGTTCAAGAACATTATGAACGAGCTAGACCTGATTTAAATCCATTGTTTACATTTGCCGTGCCTGGTTATAACATGAGAAATCAAGAGATAAATGCGGTGTTGGGATTGGAACAATTAAAAAGACTTGATTACAATTGTGAACAGAGAAGAGATAATTTTTCTACATGGATTCACAAATTAGATCCATTTAAATTTAATACTGATTTTCATCAAAACGGAAATAGTAATTTTGCACTTCCTTTAGTATTAATAAAAAAAGATTTGGATTTGTTTGAAAAATGTTGTATATTATTAGAAGAACAAAAAGTTGAATATCGTGTGGGAACGGCGGGTGGTGGTAATCAGGCGAGACAACCTTATTTAGAGAAGTATGATTTTGTAGAACACGATTTAAAAAATGTCGATCATATACATGATTTTGGTTTATATGTTGGTAATCATCCAGAATTAACAACAGAACAGATTGGTAATCTATGTGAGGAATTAAACACATTATGAATATATTAATAACAGGTGGTACAGGTTTTGTGGGTAGTCACATGATTGATTACATATTAAAATATGCTATAAAACCAAACCAAAAGATATTCTGTACAACAAGATGGATGGAAGATACTAAAAATGTTGACCACATAAATGATGATGCATTTGAGTTTGTCGATTGCGATCTACTCGATGCTCACAGTATAAGGAGAGCAGTAGAAATATCTAAACCATCTAAGGTGTTTCATTTTGCTGCTCAGAGTTTTCCTGAGGTTAGTTTTAAGACACCATCGATAACATTACAGACAAATACGGTTGGTACTACACATTTATTGGAAGCAATAAAGGAATCAGACTATAATCCTGTCATTGTTAGTGTATCAACAAGTGAGGTCTATGGCATGCCTGACGAAGATGAAGTTCCTATTAAAGAAACAAATCCAATTAGAGCTGCGAATCCATATTCAATATCAAAGGTTGGACACGATTTGATGTCTCAGTATTATCATAAAGCATTTGGTATGAAGATTATCATAACTCGTATGTTTTCACATGAGGGTGCCCGTAGGGGTAAACAGTTTGCTCTATCTTCATTTGCTCATCAAGTTGTATTGAATGAAAAGGGTAGAGGAGATGGTTTTATCAGACATGGTAATTTAGATTCAACAAGAACCTATGCTCATATCGATGATGCCATAAGTGCTTATTGGGTGTGTTCTAATAGTGATAAATTCGGTGAGGTTTATAACATAGGTGGAGATGAAACCTGTACCGTGGGTGATGCGTTGGATAAGTTAATCAGTATGTCCACTAAGAAAGATTTGAAAAAGAAATTAGATTCTGCTAGAGTTAGACCTACTGATATCACATTACAGATACCAGACACTACTAAGTTTAGACACGAGTTTGGATGGACACCGAGAAAAAATTTAACCAATGTATGTGAAGACTTATTAAATTATTGGAGAGGGGTGTTATGAACAAAGGTACATTTGGCACCACGGTTCAAGTATTTGAGCCAAGTTCATTCGAGGATTATCGCGGTGAGTTATGGACTACTTGGAAAAAGGATGATTGGGATTATCCCATAGAGTTTAATCACGATAAAGTATCTACATCTCGTAAGAATGTAGTCAGAGGTTTACATGGAGATACTAAGTCTTGGAAACTAGCAACTTGTTTATATGGTGAGATGTATTATGTTGTCGTAGATTATAGGCAAGATTCTCCAACATATTTAAAATGGGATTGGACTATATTATCTCAGAAGAACAGAAGGATGGTATTAGTTCCGCCCAATTTTGTAAATGGATTTTGTGTATTAAGTGATCACTCTGTTTTAACTTATAAATGGTCTTATGAGGGTAGTTATCCTGATGTTGAAGATCAATTTACTCTTAAATGGAATGATCCTAAGATTGGAATTGATTGGCCTATTAATAATCCAATACTTTCTAAGAGAGATAGATAATGGAAAAACGATACATAGATATCAGAAAAGATAT